GAATATAAATTTTACACTAACAAATAATTCAATAACTTCAGGAGAACTTGGAATTTCTGCAGTACTTAATACATTAGAATTTTCAGGCCAGCCGGATACTTTTAGTTCATGTTATTTTAATTCTCTTACTAGTGCTAATGTTGCATTTACACCGGGAAGATATTTCTAAACAAGAGGTTTGTGAAATATGAGTGATTCAATAGGCTCTTTATGCGATTCTTTTGATATTGACAGAACAGAAAAAACTGTATCTGAAACTAAAAAAGAAATTACAGAAATAAAGAATAATCTTAATGAACAAAAATATAATATTGAAGATAAAGAATATATAAGAACTGAACTTCAAAATCTTATAGAACTTAATACAACGGTTCTTGAACAATTGGCTGACCAACTTAAACTTGGAAGTGTTCCTAGGCTTTATGAAGTTTACTCAACACTTTCAAATTCAATTTCTGAAAATTTGATGGATTTAGCAAAATTAGATCAAGTTGTTACAAATTATAGAGTAACAGAAACAGCAAAAAGACAAAAAGACAAACTTATAGATTCAAAAATGAAATTAATAAAGGCTGCTGGACAGCAAACTGGAAATACACTCATACAGCAAAATAATTATGCATTTAATTCTAAAGATCTTCTTAATATGCTTAAAGGATTAAATATTGAACACAAAAAGGATTCAGTTGAGTCTTTGCCAAAATTCAATCTAGAGTGATTTCATGAAATTTTCAATATTTTATAGATTAAATGAACGAGACAAATTTTTTGATAAATTTTTCAAAAAAGAGAAAGAAAAAATTTCTCCTGAAATTTGTAAAATTGTAGAATTTAATTATAGGGAAACCTTAGAAATTATAGTAAATCTTATAATAAATGAAAATAAAAACGATCTTAAAATTTTATTAGCAAGGTCAAATGCAAAAATCGCAAGAACGTTTTTTGATTATATAATGAATCTTAAAACAAAGAACATGAGTAAAGAAGCAATAAATAAATGTATAGACGAGGCTTTTGCCGGAGATAAAAATGAAAAAATTAGATGAATTTCTTAAAGAATCTGTAAAATTTACAAATTTCAGTAATATACTGAAAATAAAAAATAAATTATCATTAAATGAGGCAGATGATGCTGACGCAGGCGACGATGCAGAAGATGCTGGCGGAGACGAAGATCCATTTGCTGACATTGGAGGAGATGACGCAGGAGGAGACGATTTAGGTGGAAACGACGCTGGCTTTTCTAACGGTGGTAGTGATACTGAAAATAAAACCGATGAAAAGGATTCAGAAGATGAAGATAATTCTGAAGAAGAAAAAAAGGATGATCATGAAGACGATCCAGACTTTACAAAGGGTGTACAAGGGGACGATGTGACGTTAAATAAAACCCCTGCAGGTAAAATGATATACGATTCTAAGGGTGTTATGAAAGGAATACAGGCAGTAATCGAAACACTTCCTGAAAAACAACTTGAAGAAATTGATGCTGTAAAAAATGCTCTTGAATTGATTTTTAATGGAAAGAAACTAAAGCCAGAAGATCTTGAGTTTGAAAATGTACAAAATGCAATATTTTTAATTGGAAAAATTCAAGAAGGGCTTGATAATAGAACTATAAATTATATGGATTTAAAACTTAAAGAGCCTCTAATTAAGCAGCGTGATGAAAATAAGGCTAAAGTTGCTAGCATGAAAAAGGATAATGATAAGGTAAGAGATACAATTTTGAAAATTGATACAAAGAAAAAATGAAAATAAACAATGATCGTATTTTAGAGTGAAGCGCAAGCTTCACTCTTTTTTATAAATATAATATGAAGAAACAATATGAAGTTATAATAACGGAAAAAGAGTTACGACTTTTAGAAGCCAAAGCTGTAGGAACTCTATATCATTTAACAACAACTGATGGTATATTACATATTTTAGCCACAAATCAACTTAGGGGAAATGAATATGAAGGTGTTTCCCTTACAAGAAATCCTAATATGAATGATTTTTCTGGAAGTGGTCAAAATTTGTTTTTTAAACTTGTTCTTGATGGAGATGCAATTTCTGAAAATCATAAAATTACACCGTATCAATATAATTGGGAAGATGAACAAGATAATGATTATGATGATATAGAAAAAAATACACGTCATTTAATTGGAAAACATAGTAGTTCCTTAGACGAATATGAAGAGCATACTGGTAATTTAGATCATGTGTTTAGATACATAAAAGCAATAGTTTTTCTTAATGATAAATTTCAAGAAGAGATTAAGAAGAATCCGGAAATAAAAGAAAAAACGTTAAATGCAGTAGAAAAAATAAAACAATTAGACTCATCTTGGCTAAAATTGCAAGATAAATTAGGAAGACTTGTAAATCCTGATAGAAAATGGCTAAGGCACATTGCATGGGACAGTACATCAAAATGAGTACATTTTCTTTAAATTTTAACAATTTAAAGCCACTTAATGTATGGTCTTTTGATGTTACGCTTAACCCAAAAACATCATATTTTTCAAAAGATTTAATAAAAAAAGTCACATCCGCAATTACTGGTATAGAACTGCCAACATTAACTATATCAAAAGAAACTAAAAATTATGGAAGTTATGATTTAGTACTTCCTATATATGAAACTGGTGAAAGAACATTAGTTATAAATTTTGATGAAACTGATGACATGGCTGTATCATATTTTCTTTCTACATTAATTGGAAATAAGCCTTATAGTAATTCAAAAGGAACAACAACTGACATTACTATTATCGTTAAAGCATATAGGCCAGAAGATAATTCTACAATTTTCATTAGAACTTTTGAATGTTCATTGAAAGAATTTTCTGAACCTCAATTTAATAGAAATGGAAATGTTGCTGAAACATCAATTAAATCAACATTTTTAGTTCAAACCGCGGCGGAAAAATAAATGAATAGTATTTTTGCAAATTCTTTTTATAATGTTTCTCCAATACCAGTTTGGGCATATTCTATAAATATAGAAAATTCAAATTATTCATTTGATATAATGAATTCTTCTGTAGTTAAAGTTGAAATTCCAGAAATTAAAGTGAATACTATTCAAAAATTTTATAAAGGAATTTCATTTAATTTGCCAGTTAGAAAAATAAATAACGGCTCATTTAATATAACATTTAATGACAATAAATCATTAGATCTTAGAACACAATTGGATATATTGTTTAGAGAAAATTTTAAAAAAGATCTTAATGAAGATGGAACTTATAGAAATGAAGAGTCAAAAACTAATATCATCATAAAAATTTATAGAAATGGAAATACTAATACAGAATATGACGGAAATTTAATATGGACAATAACATTTAAAGACTGCTATTTAGAAAGTATATCTTCTCAAGACATGGATTATGCAAATGATTCAGAAGTAGTAAAATGGACAGCATCTTTTAAATACAATGACATTTTAGAGGAAAGAATAATCTAGCATGAATAATATATTTAATAATTCTTTTTATGAAACACCTCCACAACCTACATGGGCATTCAAGGTCCATTTTGATTCTGAAGATTTAACAGAATTAGAAAAACAAACACTTTCCTCAGCAGTTTCAAAGATAATTATTCCAGAAAGAAAAAATGATCCATCTTTAGATGTTGGATTTGCAGGATTTATAAAAAGTTTCAGAAACAGAACATCAAATAGTGGTTCAGTTACATTTGAGTTTAATGAAAATCAAAACATGACAGTAAGATCAGTTTTAAAAAAATTGCAAAAAAATGCAATTTCTAATGATTATTATGATACGACTTCAACTTACGAAAAAACATCGTTAGATCGTTTTGATATTCATTTACAGATGATAGATCCAGAAAATCCTGATGAAAAAAGTAATATAACTAATGAATTTATTTTAACAGGATGTTTTATTGAAAGTATCGGTGGTTTTAATTTAGATTATGAAAATGAAACTGAAGTAATAAAATATTCAGTAAGTATAAATTATACTTTTGGCTATTAACTTAATGTCCAATGATCATAGTGAATTTCTACGCTAAAAGATAAAGCCTCAGAACTTGCATATGAAATTTCGTTAAATGTTACATTTTGAACTATACAATTATAAAGAATGAATTCGTTTCCAGAAAATGTAGTATTTTCTGAATCGTTATATTTTTCATCATTATCATTGTTTAATGCTAAATGAATTTTGTTAAATACTTGATTAAATTCAGGTCTTACCCAGTATTCTGTACCTGTTCCTAATTGATATATTCCAAATAAATTTTTTATATATTCATTTTCAGAAGATTCGCTTTTAAGTTGAAATTCTAATGTTGTAGTACCAGAATAATCCCTAGCAATTGGAAAAGATTTTTTAGTATTCATAAAATTCTGTGTAACAATTTTAGTTTCAACTTTAGGTAAAGTGGCTTTAAGAACTATAATTTTTGTATTAGCATTTGTCATTATTTCTGCGTTACTTTCATCTTCTGAAAAAAATAAAACTCTATAAAGCCATGACTTCTGTGGAACTGACTGATTATTAAAATCTGTATTAAAAATATTAAAATTCACGTTTATGCCTCATTTTTTAGAATTTAATTTAAAATTTTCCACCAGTGATTGCATTAAGATTAACTAAATTAAATGGATTTGATTTATTTGAAGTGTTTGAAGTTGTTGGCTTAGATGATTTGTTATCATTTTGTTTAGTTGGATATATAGAATAATTATTCATTTTTATTATTCTATATGAATCCCCATATGTATCAAGTTTTTTATCAACAGTTCTTCTTACTCCGTTGTCATTATTAGGATTATATCCACTAGTATTCCAATCTTGTTGATATGCAGTGATACCGCCTGGACTACTTTCATATGTAACAGTTTTTCCTTCTTCATTTTTAACAAGAATTTTTATATGCCCAGTGGTTACAGCAACATCAATAGATCTATTTTGACCGGTTTTATCCTGAATAAACAAATCGCCTTCGGCGGCAAGAGTATTAATCTGGGTTGTATTAAGTTGTTGTATTTTTTTAGTAATATTGTTTCCGTTTTTATCAACCCATATAAAATTAAGTTTATTTAGTCCTTCTTCTACAAATTGATGGCAATCTACGGACTTAGTTCCAGCTGTTCCTTGTTTATAAGTTTGCGTATCAAATGGTTTAAAAGCCTTTATAGCTTCACTATCGGTTACTCCTTTAGCGCCGTATTTTCCTGCATTAGATTGTTGATCTAAAGGATCAACATAATTGAAAATACCATTTTCACGAGCACCATAAGGAACTACATCAAATGTATTTACCGCACTTCTATTACTCAAATCTTCTGTCTTTACTATTGTATTATTATATCCAGATATATTATATCTATTATCATCAAAAATATCTGAACTATTCGAACTTTCAGTGCCAAAATCGTTATATGATTCATATGAAAAACTTATAGTATATGTTGGAAGACTTGAATCTTTATAACTAAACTGAAAATCTCTAGAATATGAAACTAATTTACAATTTGTGAATGAAAAACTTGCTTTTAACTTGGTTAATTGATTATTATATACATCGACAGTAATGGAATAAATAGAAGAAAATGGATTATAACTTGAAATTGTACCATTATGTTCTGATGATCCGTTAACATTCATGCATTTGTTAATAAATTTTAATGCATCACAATTTTCAGTTTCAAATAAAGTAACCTGAAGGTCTTCTAGTGAAGAATAATCAGGAATCAAAAAGGCCTTTGAACGATTTCCGAATTTTATAACTTCATTCTTAAATTTATATGTAGGTAATGTAAATCCCAAACAGTTGTATAAAATATTTTGTTTATCATTACGATTTTTATAATATCTTATTATATAAGCATCTGAAAGTTTAACTGTTATTTGATTTATTATCGTACTGAAAGTGCCCATGTTATATTTATAAATACAATATAAAAGGAAAATTTATCAGGCAGGCTTTAATATGAAATTTAATGAATATGTAATTAAGGAAGCACAAAAAGTAACAAATTTAAATGAAAGTTTTGTTCAATTTGGTAAAACTTCTGTAAGTGAATCAGATAATCCTTTAATAATTCCTCATCAACATGATTACTTAATAAACCCTCTTACTAATTATGGTCAAACTGGCCCTGCAGATAAAGGCATTGCGCATTGGCATCAGATCATAGATGGAAAAATCATTGATGGTGATCATACTCATACTCTGCTTGCACCTACAGCAGAAGGCGACGAACTCAGTGGAATCGGCGATACAACAGGAATAAATATGCCTGTAAAGATAGTATCTCAAGAAATGCCAACAGTAACAGCAAAAAAGAAAGTTGCTGCAAAAAAAGCCGTTAAAAAGGCTGTAAAGAAAGTTGCTGATGCAGTTGTTCATGATGTCGCTACAAAAGAAGTAAAAAAGACAGTGAAAAAAGAAGCTTCAAAGGCCGTGAAAAAAGAAACTAAGAAAAATAAGTAAACATGACAGATTTTAATTCAGAATTCACCAGACTTTTTTCCAATGGTTCGTGTTCCATTTCAGGATACGATTGGAATAAGTCTAGATATTTTGATGGTACTAATTCTGCATCATGTTATGCAAATGAAACTGCTTTAATAAGCAGTTTAACAAGTGAAGCTTATAACAAATATGGTTTTGAGGTTCAGTATTATATAAAACAAATTTCAACTAATAGAAATAAGATTCTTGGAGAAGATCCATTAGAAAATATACTTAGAAGATTTAAACTTTCTGTGTATACTGAAACTGTTCCTACTTTACAGAAGCAATATCTTATTCAAGGAATGCAATACACTGAACTTATTACTCTTCAGTGTACTATTCAGCATTTTAATGAAGCTAGTGTGTATAATTTTGATAGAACAAAACAGGAATACGATATTTATGTTCCAAAAATCGGCGACATTATGTATTTTGAGTATTCTAAGTTGTACTATGAAATTATAAATGTAAAAGCCTTTGCTGAAGGATCAACATTTCTTTCAAAGCCAATTACATACACATTTACATTGAAAATTTGGAAAAATAATCATGAAGATGTTGATGTAATGAATCAAAATTCTGATGATATGCCAATAGAAGATTATACATCATTGGCAGAATCATTTGATATAGAAAATAAAACGTCAAATGTAAACGCATCTGGTGATATTCTTGCTATAAATGATGTTTTAAATAAAAATTCTGCAGTTTTGTATGATAATGGAAAAACTGTGAATGAAAATGACCCGTTCAATGGGTGGTGAAATATAAATATAAAATAAGAGGTATAATATGGAATTTAAAGAATTTTACAATAAAGCTATGACTGAAGGAACAATTCCTGAATCATTTGATGATGAACTAGAACGGCAGCAAATCGCTGCTACTCAGGCATCTCACAATAGTTCTGGAAGTAATGCGGTTGAGGGACTTATTTCTAGATATTTTTCTAAATCTAATGGCGATGCAATTACTGCTTTGGGCGGTTTTTCTCAGGATTTTGTAGACCAATTCTGGGATTTTATTGACAAACGTTGGGTTCCTGAAGATTATTTCAAGGGTTCCGATGACAAACGTGAAAAGTTCAAGCTCAAAATGTTGAATGATGTAAAAGAAGGACGTTTGAAAAAGATTCAAGTTGCTCTAAATGAACTTGGCGTCTATCTTCAAAATACTAAGAACGCTGCTAAATAAAGCTTTCTTATATATATTAAAAAGGAAGCAGAGATGACAGATTCAGCTAATTCAGCATTACCGCAATGCCCACCTTATGGATGGAACGATACAGAATATGCAGTAGTAGTTCCTCCATGGGAAACATGTTGTAGTTCTTCTGGAGATAATTGCGTTTGTATTACCTCTGGAGATGTACAGATATTTGATGATTTGTACAATACTGTTTCTGGAAACTCTGCTTCTTGGTTTAGTGCAGGCTATCTTGTAAATAGTGCTGCACTTTGGAATAGTAATTTTGAAACAGTATCTTCAAATTCGGCCAATTGGAATTCTGCATACGCCTTATCAAAAGCTATGGCAGATCTTTCAGCAACATGGAATTATGCATATAGTTCTTATAGTTCTTATAGCGGTTTTTTGAATACATATTCTGGAATTAGTGCTATAATTACTGATGATTCGTTGAGTGGAATTGGCAATAAAGAATACCCACTAGGTTTAAATAAATTTTTAGTATCAAAAATTGATACAACATATGATTTAGTTACAACATCAGCATTTAATTATGTTGATGGTGTTTATGAAAGAAATTTCCTTAATAACGAAGAAGGAAATATAATTTTTAATAATTTTTCTGCTTGGAATGAAACAGTAGGTCTTTTAAAAAATGAAATAAGAGAATTGTGGGCTGTTATACATGGTGCAGGCGGGCTTACTTATATTCCAGGGAAATATATATCAATAAGCGGTGCAACAATTTCTGTTTCTGGTCTTGAGCCATATAGTGCCGGAAGTGGAATAACAATAGAAAATAATATAATAAGTACCTCTGCTAGAGGTAATACAATTTTTCAATACGAAAACAGTCTTTCAACTAATAATTATTCTTCTTTTAACAATGAAAATATTATTTATTATAACTTTTAGGTGTAAAAATGGAAAATATTTTATATAACGCTTTAGAAGGAGGAAATTTGAGTTCTATCATTTGTGCTGTGATAGTTTACTTTATAATTTCCTACCAAAGGAAACAAACTGGTACACAGCGTAATACGGAGATAGAACTTATGAAGAAAGATATAAGTAACTTAAAAGAAGATGTCAGTGGGTCAAAAGAAGATATTAAAGAAATTAAAACGACTCTAAATAATATGGCATTGGCACTTGAAAGAATAGCCGCCAATTACGAAAATATGAAAACAAATTTTGATAGGGATAAATAATGTCATTTATAACATATATTAAAGAAAATTCAGATTTACTTAACGATGACGATGATAAAAATCCATTATTTTATCTTCCAGTTATAATTAAGGTTTCAGCTGGAAAAACAACTGAAGAGCTTAAAGATGATTATCAATTAAAATCATTATTAAATCAAATAGAAAAACTTAAAAAAAATATTGGAAAAACTAATATAAAAAATTTGTCAGGCGTTTTTAGTCCAGCTATGATAATTGATAGAAAGGAATTGGAAGATTGCAAAACAAAAAATTCTTATAAAGAGTTTTGCAAAAGTGTATTAAAAGAAATGAAAATTGCAATAATTTCTTCAATTCATTCTTTTAATGAATCATACAAAATATCAAAATCTATAGAAGAATTTGAAAATTCTAAAGAATTTGAAGATTTTTTTGATACTTTAGAAATTCGTAAATAGAATTAAAAGTATAAATATAATTATATGGGAGATTTTAATATGATTAACGAAGAAAATGAATTTAAGAAATGGAAAAAAACAAAGAAACTTGATGAAAGTTTTCTTGATGATGACGATGAGGAAGAACTTTCTGCTGAAGATGTTACTGCCGCCAAAGAAGCTGATGTATATGCTGATGAAGATGAATCTGATAAAATCATAGATGATACATCTGATGAAGATGATATTGATATAGCAGAAGAGCCTGATGAAAACACAGACGATAACGCAGACGATGATGGAACTGTATCAGATGAAGATTCTGAGGAAGATGAAACAGAAGATGATGGTGTAGATAATTCTTCTAAATCTGATATTGAAGAAATTAAGGATGCCATTGCTTCTCTTACTACATCAGTTCAATCTTTAACAGATAAAATAGAAAAAGATAATGAAGATAATTCTTCTGATGAAGAAGGAAAAGATGAAGGATCAGAAGACTCTGATGATTCTGGTGATGATTCTGGTGATGAATTTGACGATCTTGATCTTGATGATTCTTCCGATGAAGGGTCAGATGAAGGCTCGGATGAAGGATCAGATGAAGGCAAAGATAGTGAATCTTCAGATGAAAAATCAGATGAAGGATCAGATGATGAAAAATCCGAAGACACTGAAAAGGACGAAAAGGAAGACGAAGATTTCGCTGGAGATGAAGATAAGGACGAAAAGGACGAAACGAAGTCTGAAGCCTATAATGCAAATATGAAATCTGGAAAACTTCTAAACAGTAAATCCGGTTCTCTTATTGGATCTGTAATTAGTGGTAAACTTTATCAATTGGACGAATCAATTTTCGCTGTAGCTAAATCTAAAATTCGCCAACGCATTGAAAACAAAAAGCGTGAAATGCGTTCTAAAATTTTTGAAAAGGCTAATGAAAAACTTAAAAAATAAATTATAAAAAGATTAGTCTAGAATCCCAAAGATTCTAGACTTTTCATCTAAAAAATGAATAACAACGAAAAAAAATTACTAGATACAATAAAGAATGTCTGTACAAATCGTAAATGTCCAGAATGGATAAAAAATACATTTATAAAAACAATTGAAGAAATAAGAAATTCTGAAATTAAAAAAATGCCAATATATGAATTTGAGAATTCTCCTTTAGAAATTGGTGATATATTAAAAAATTCAGACGAAAAAGACAAATGTTTATATGAACTTGTTGAATTTGGCCCATGTATCTTAGATTCTCAACTTATAAATGTCAAAATTATAGATGGAGATATAAATAATCCAAAGGGATTTATTATTCATAATGTTCCAGCGACTAAAATGAGGAAAATTAAAAATGTATAATTTTTTATATGAAAATGATTTTGAAAACAAGGCCGCTAATATCCTTGATAGGGCAGAAGATATTGGTATTTCTGTTGGAAATAAAGAAACAAACAAAGATGTTATCGCATATAAAGTTAATTTAGATAATCCAGTATGTCCATGTTGCGGTTGTAAACTTATAATTGAAAATCCAGAAGATAATTCAGAAACCGATAATCTTGTAAGTCCAGTTAATGAGGCTTATATTGATTCTAGTGAAGTTGCACCTTTAGTTAAAATTTCTGCTGAACAAATAATTGATGCTTATATGGAAACTGATAATTTTGATGATCCTAATAAAATAAAAAATCTTATATATGTAACTGATAAGTGTATACTTGATGCAATAAATAGAAAAGCCATTGAACTTCAATCAACTTTAAAAACAACTTATAATCTTAAAGTTGCTGTTGAAAGTTTAGAAAATGATATTAGAGAAGAAATCAGAGAAATTCTTGGAAAGATTTAAAGCTTAAGTTTATAAATAACAATATAAAAAGAGAGGTTTATATGAAAATTCTTAAGGTAATAAATGAAAAAGTAACACAGGATCCTGAACTAGAGGACGAGGAAGACATAGATCTTACCGCCACCGTAGATGATGGAGAAGATGATGTTGTCCTTGATTCTGAGGAAGACATTGAAGATTCTGACGAAGAATGTGAATGCGATGATGATACTCCATGTGATATTTATGCTGACGATCCCGTTTGCCCATGTTGTGGCGCTAAATTGAATATTATTACCGATGAAGACGACTTGGCTAATGGAGATGAAGACGGCTTTGCCAATGGAGATGAAGACGAGGAAGAAATTTCTGATGAAGAAGTTGGTCTTGATTCCGAAGAGCCTGATACTGTTGATTTAGTTTCAATGGATGAACTTCCTGAAGCTGACGACGAAGATTCTCCATATTACAACTAATCAATATTAAATAGGAATAAAAATTCCGACGGACTTTTTAGTCCGCCTCTTTTTATAAATATAATATAAGAGGTTTTTGTATGGCTGAAGAAAATAAATTAAGTAAAAATAGTTTTGCTGAAAATTTTGCAAAACTTTTAACTGATAAATTTTTTGATAAAAAGGATGAATTAAAAGATTTTTCTGCAGATTCCATAAAAGATGATATTTTTGATCTTTTAAAAAAATCTAAAGACACAGCAAAAAATGCAAATAAATCAGAAGATGCTGACGAAGCCTATGACGAATACGAAGATGAAATAGACAAATGTATTAATGCTGTAAAGAAAATCTTTAATACAAAATTGCCAAAAGAAAAAATTCCAGATTCCGTTGCTAAATATTTAAAACGTGAAGAAAAGTTCGGATTAGGAAGAGAAAATTTGTCAAACACAGATAATCTTGTTAGACTTTATCAGGATATTGGCGAACATATAGCCTATAGAAGCTATACTACATTATCAACTTTAAGTGAAAAATCTAAAAAAATTGGAAAAAAGGATCTTCAACAAATTTTATCTCAGGATACTGACGAAGAAGATATTCCTTTTATAAATCATATTTCAAAAATAGATAATCTTATAGATTATGATGCAGCAGCTGTGGCATTAGCATTTGAAAAAAGAAGAAAAAATGAAAATGCGTTAAATATGAATAGTCCGTATGAAGATAAAGATGATGAAGTCGAGCGTCTAAAAGATATAAAAGATATTAAGAAGGCATTTCCAAAAACTTTTAGAAATGCTAAAAGAAAATTTGAAAATGCATTCAAAAAAGGAATAGAAGAAGGCGAAGAAAATATTAAAGATGGCCATGACGCCGTAGATCCTATTACAGGACAACCTATAATAAATAACACTTTATTTGATATGAAAGATGCAAAAGCTATAGCTGAAAAAATTGATGGCTTAAATTGGAATATCTTTTCAGCGGGTCCAAAAATTGCTGCTAAAATTTTTAATCAGATAACTAACAAAGATAGTAGAACTAGAAGAATTATAAGATTCTTTAAAAAAATTGGTGCAACTGCATCAAAAATAAAAAATTCTGAAGCTTTTAGTAATATCAAAAATGGTATAAAATCAGATTATAAAAAAATTGGAAGTTTGAAATCTGATGAAGTTGTTGGCCAAATCAGAAATCTTACAAATGAGCAAACTATAAATGATAATATTTTTTCAATGCTAAATGAAGCCGAAGATAAAAAAGAGGACAAGGCTGAATCTGAAGATAATAAAGATTCAATAGATGATATAAAAAATGATGAATCAGATGAAGAAGATGATAAAAATAATACCAAAATTAAAAATGAAGGCAAAATTGAAAACATTTTGCAGAATTCTTTAAATACCATTTTCTCTTCGATAGAATTTTTACTTACATATATTGAAAATACTTATAATAACAAAAAGAATTCAATTTATCCATTCAGATATGAAATAAAAAATAGCAAAATAAAATTTGGGCTTCAAGAAAATGGAGATGTGTTTGAAAAAATTTATCAAATAATTCCTAAAGCAAAAGATAATAATAGTTTTAGTAATGTGTATACCTATTTTTATTCTTTAGCAACAGTAGCAAAAAAATATACCGACATTGTTGATGGCGTAAACAAAATTGATAAAAATATAATTGATAAGTTGTCTTTCACCACGAAAATTCCAAAACTTAATACTGAAAATTTTGATAAAGTAAACAGAAATTTTGGTCTTTTTGTTAAAAATGCAAATGTACAGAATGAAATGCGTAAGGCTTCTGTAAGTTTTTATAATTTTGTAAAATATATTGTATCTCAAAAAGATAATCTTTATCAATTTGAAAATGAACCTTTTGATGGCAAATATAAAGCTATCAAAAAAATGATAGAAATTATGAACATAAATGCTTTTAAGGATTCTAAGAAAGTTTTTGATGGTGAAATTAAAGACGGAATTACTTTTGAAAAAATCACAAAAAATGTTCCAAATACTCTTATAGAAAAAATTGAAAACGATAAAGATTCTGATGAAAACAATAAGGAAAAACCAGAAAAAAAGGAAGAAAAGCCTGTAATTGGTGACGATGGCAAACCTATAAATAATAAAAATACTGAAGATGCAGTTCAAAAAAGAACTAATGATATAGAAAATGGTAATGCTGTAGAATCTTTTAAAAGCTTTTTACATGGAAAATTATTAGAGGAAATTAAGAATGAAAAATTCGACATTAGAAAAGATATTGAATAATACTAAGGTTTTATTTGAGGATTTTGATGATAGCGAAAATCATGAAAATACAAGTGAAGAAAGCCATAGTGAAGCACACAAAGATACTTCTGATAAAAAAGAAACACCAAATGACGATAAGCCAAAATCTCCTAGAGCTGAACTAGCAGAAAGTATTAAGCCTCAGGCGGATGTTGCTAATGCAATAATATCTTCTGTCAATTCTTCGTTTCAAGAAAATTGTAATAATACTAAAAAAATTAAAGATATGGAAGAACAAATTAAGAATTGGGAAAAGCAAATAAGAGGTGCATGCCAACAGGTAATATCAATGGTTGATATGAAAAAGTTTGATGTTACTGATAAAATGAAATGTTCTCCAAGAGCATATAAAACAATTTCAAATTACGATTCCAGAGATCGTAGTACACTTGATCTTTGTGCTGCAATAATAGTTTTTAAAAATAGTTTAACGTAAGAGGTGCTATATTTATGTCAAGAAGAATATTTAAAAAGTCAAACTCAACCCCTATTCAAATTCCGGTCCAAACTAAAAATGAAACACCAGAACAAGTTCCTGATGTTTCGGAATCTAAACTCAAAAAACATAAACACGAAAATTAAATTGTGTTTCCATTTTTGAATGTATTGTACAGCTCAACTAAAGAGCTGTACACTTTTTCTTTATTATCTATTGTCATATCATCTATATATGACTTAAATAAAGAAAATAGATTTATAGATTCTATTTTTAAATTAGATTCGGCTTCTTCCTTTTGTAAAATTTTTACATTTACTGGATATGCAGGAAAATAATTGTCAAGATCCTTTACATAATCATATAGTTTTTTAGCATATTTTGAATTTTCATAAGTAACTTCAACATCAATTACATTTCCTTTTACAAATTTTTCTTTATCATCAGGTTCATTTGGAAAAGATATTTTGTTAAATATCATTTATTTTTCATTTTTTATAAATTCTGTTTCATTTGTATCAAGATCAAGTATAGTGCACCCTCTTTCATCTCCTCTGTCAATTCTAGTAAGTTGATATGGTGAACCTATATATGTTATGCTTTTTCCATTTAAAATTTTATTTGAACGACTATGAAAATGACCAGTATATGTATGTTCAATTTTATCAGTAATTTTTTCCATTTCAATTCCTGATGAACACATATTTACTTTGTCCATCATAAATCCAGTTACATCAAGATGTGCAAAAGCATATTTTACATTTTTGGTAATAGGTTTAAATGAAGAATAATCTGTTATCCATGGAAGAAAAAGTACATCAGTCCCATCAAAATTAACAATTTCAGAATGTTCATATACATTTACATTTGGCAAAAGACTCAATATCTTTAAAGAGTTCACTTCAGTCATCGTAGTATAATACAAATCATGATTACCCACTATAACATGAACTTCAAAATCTTTAAAGGTGTTTCTAAAAAGATCTAAAACAACATTTTCTGTTTGAACATTGACAGACTGTCTTGTATCAAATATATCTCCTAAAACAAAAATTTTGTTAATATCACGTTTTTTAAGTTCATCAACTAATTGTTCTTTAAAAAATTTAAGTTGAGATTCTTGAAAAATTTTATCATTTTTTTTAATTCCAAAATGTAAATCACTTATTAATGCTACTTTCATATTAATTTTTCTTTATATTTGAAAACATTCCTTTTTTCTCAATTGTAATTTCGTGAGTCCAATTTACACTTACATCAGCAAGTTTATGACTTATCAAATATATGCCAAGTTCATTTCCGTTTCTTTCATGTACAGTATTATAGAGTACTGATATAAATTGTGCGACACCGTCAGAATCAACACCAGAATCCAAAATTTCATCCATAAAAAGTACTGAACATGACCAATTTGATATACTTCTAGAAATATCAAAAAAGCTAAGCAAAATAGCCACATCAATTCGGCTTCTTTCTCCGCAAGAAAACTGATTATAATCCATAGAATATCTTCCAGTTGTTATATTTGCATTAAGCATTTCATCAAATTCAAGAAGTATATCAAGTTCAAACTTTTTTAGATATTCATTAACTTTATTATTAAGAATTGGTAAAAGCTTTCTGAAAAAATATATCTTTACTCCATCATCTCCAAGTATATTAGTCAATATATCATCAAGAGCAATTTTATCATTTATTACACGTGATTCATCATTCATTATTTTTTGACGATCTATTAATTCAGAAAGTTTCTTTTGATAACTTGAAATATCAACACTAAATTCATCATTAAGTAATTTATCAATAGATGTTTTATACATTTCAATTGTGTTTTCTTTGTTCTTTATGTTAGTATTTTCTTGACAACACATTTTAAAAATCTTAGAATCTAATTCTTCAGCCTTTTTAATTTCATCTTTTTTGTCGTTTAATTTATTTATTTTTAAAGTCAAATCATTGTTTTCTAATTTTTTAAATTCATCAGTTAAAGATGAAATATAATTTTTTGCATGCTTGCTATGTAATTCAGAGTTACACAATGGACATAATGTTTTTCCATTTAATGATTTAAGCTTATCATTTATTTCAGTTTTTCTTGTATCATTAGTTCTTTTTTGAAAAACTAATTCATTTTATTCAGATTCTATTAAAGATTTTGA